ATTCAAGAGCGTTATGCAAAAGTTCCTGAGGGTTCTAGTAAGCCTCCAGTTGCGCCTACATCTCCATTTAAGTATTCTCCTGCTAAAGAAGACCGCTATCAGCAATGGCTTAAACAGCAAGGTGGTTAATCATGGATGAAATAGAAGAATTTGAGTTTAGACGCAGATATGAGATGGAGAAGGCTTCATCTGTTAAACCTCTTGCATGGTCAGATGTTCCGCTTGAAGCTGTAAAAAGTTTTGGGCCATCTGTAGCTAATATGGTTGGTGACATTTACCAAGCTATTACAAGTCCTGTTCAAACAACTAAGGCTGTTTTAGACCTTGGTGCTGGCATATTGCAAAACGCACTACCAGAACGACTTGTTCAAGCTGTAGGTGAAGACAAAGCAAGTAGAGATTTAGCATCTAAAGTTGGTCAGCACTATGTTCAGCGTTATGGTAGCGTAGAAGGTGCTAAACGAGCATTAGCTACAGACCCTGCTGGAGTTATGGCTGACTTATCTACTGTCCTTACTGGCGGTGCTATGTTGCCTACTAGGGCTGCACCTGCATTGGCTACTGCTGCTCGTGCTGTTGACCCATTATTATTATCTGCTAAAGGTTTGGCTAAAACTGCTGAGATAGGTGGTCAAGGTGTTAAACAAGCACTTGGGTTGACTACTGGCGTAGGTGGTGAATCTATTGGACAAGCCTATAAAGCGGGTTTGGCTGGTGGCGAGGCCGCTGAAGCACTCAAAGCAAATATGCGTGGCAATGTAGAGCAGACTGCTGTACTTGATGCTGTTAAACAAAACCTTGCAGAATTAGGTCGCCAGCGTCAGCAAGCATATCGTGCAAATATGCAAAACATCAAAGGCGATAAGTCTATTCTTGATTTCACAGGAATTGATAAAGCTATTACTGATGCTCAATCTAAAGTTGTCTTTAAAGGCAAAATTAAGAATGAAGCTGCTGCACAAAAGTTGGCTGAAGTTGAGGCAAAAGTTGCAGACTGGAAATCTTTAGACCCTGCTGACTTTCATACACCAGAAGGTTTAGATGCTTTAAAGCAAAGTATTGGCGAGACTTTAGAAAGTATCCCATTTGAATCTACTAAACAACGCTTAGTTGTTGGTGAAGTTTATAACTCTGTTAAGAATGAAATTAACAAACAAGCACCAACATACGCTAAAACAATGAAGGCTTATGCTGATGCTAGTGAGCAGATTAAAGAGATTGAAAAAGCATTGTCTTTAGGCAAGAAAGCGTCTGCAGATACAGCAATGCGTAAATTGCAGTCATTGATGAGAAACAATGTCAATACAAACTATGGGCAACGCATGAAGTTGGCTCAAGAGTTAGAAGCTGCTGGTGGTCGTCAGTTAATGCCATCATTGGCAGGTCAATCATTAAACCAACTTGTTCCTCGTGGTATTCAAGGTGCTACAAGTATTCCAACAAGTTTAGGAGCTTTTAGCCTTGGTGGGTTGCCATTAACATTGGCCTATGGTGCTGTTTCATCTCCTCGTTTAGTTGGTGAAGCTGCTTATGGTGCAGGTCGTGTCGCTAAAGGTCTTCTTGACGTACAGAACAGGATGCCAGATATAGATTATCCAACAATGTTCAATTTGTTATATCAAGCACAGCAACCAATGAAACTAGATTTAACTGGAATGGCTAACCCCGACTAAGGACTAACATGGCAAAGACAAAAATTAGTGAGTGGAGTTCGACTCCGGCAAATAACACAGACATTGACTCGATTAACATTGCAGAGGGCTGTGCGCCATCTGGCATTAACGATGCTATCCGTGAGTTAATGGCTCAAGTTAAAGACTTGTACGCTGGAACTAGCGGAGACTTAATTGCTGTAGCTGGTGGCGGTACTGGTGTAGGAACATCTACAGGCTCTGGTAACAATGTGTTGTCAACTTCGCCAACACTTGTAACTCCTATTCTTGGTACACCTACTAGCGCAACATTGACAAACGCTACAGGTCTTCCACTAACTACTGGTGTTACAGGAACACTTCCTATTGGCAATGGTGGAACTGGTGCTACAACTCTAGCAGGGGCAGGAATTGCTACTTTGACAGGTACAGAGACCCTAACAAACAAGACGCTAACAAACCCAACTGTTACTAATTACGTTGAAACTCCATTTTCAGCCAATACAGGAACTGCTTTGACAGTTGATTTGGCTAATGGAACTGTTCAAATTTTGACGCTAACAGGTAATGCAACCATAACAATGCCAACAGCAACATCAGGCAAGAGCTTTATTGTTTTGCTAAAAACTGGAGCTGGTAGCTTTACCTGTGCTTTTAGTGGTGTTAAATATCCAAATGGAACGGCTCCAACAATTACTGCTACGGCAAGCAAGCAAGATATTTATTCTTTTTTTGCTGACGGAACAAATTGGTATGGCGTAGTAGCTGGACAAAACTACACACCATAAAGGAATTAAATGTTTTCTTCTACAAAATCCCCTCCTTCTTCGCCAACAGTCCCTGCAATTGCTGGAGGATTTACAGCTTTTAATGGTGGAACTACATCAATAGTTGTTCCAAGTGACGTTACATCAATTACTGCTTTGGTTATAGGTGGTAGTGGCGGTGGCGGTGGGACTTCAACCACAGCAACAATTGGTGCTGCTGGCGGTGGCGGTGGTGCTCTTTCTTATTCAACTATTGCTGTAACTCCTAACGAAACCTTAACTGTAGTAAGGGGAAGTGGTGGAACAAGGGGAACGCCATCAAGCATAAACGGCAGCGCAGGGGGCGATTCCTATATTGCTAGAAGTGGCACTAATTTAATTCTTGCAAAAGGTGGCTCTGGTGGTCTTGGCTCAACTAGCGGTAGTACGGCAAATACTGGCGGTGGTGCTGGTGGCGATGCCACTTCTGGAATTGGTGATGTAAAAAATTCTGGTGGCAAAGGTGGCGACAGATATACATCTACATTGGCTGGTGGTGGTGGTGGTGTTGCTGGTTATTCTGGAACTGGTGGTGCTGGTGGTACTAATGCAAGTGCAGCAACTGCTGGCGCTGGTGGAGGTGGTGGCGGCGGCGCTCCATTTAGTACAACCAGTACGGGCGTTGGCGGCGGTACTTTGTTTTATGGCGCAGGTTCAAATGGCGCTGCTGGTACTGCTTCTACTGGTCAGCAAAACGGAAAACTTGGTTCATCATTAGGTGGCAGTACTGCATTTGGTGGTGGAACCACAGCTGAAGTTCAAGGCGGTGGTGGCGGTGGAGAAAAAGATTCAGGGGTTGGCAAGGATGGTGCTACAGGTGGTGACGGGTTAATTCGTATCTTATGGGGAAGCAATACAGCGTTTCCCTCAACAAATGTTGGGGCAAATACAATTTCATTATTTGCTAGTGTTACTTCGTCAACAGAGACAATTACAGTTCCTGCTGGTGTAAGAACAGGCGATTACATAGTTTTGCTTGACTATGCGGATAGCTCTACGGCAACGCCAGCATCAACAAGACCAAGTGGTTTTGCCTCTATATTTAGCTCAACCAACGCAACAACATTTACACGGGTTACTTATTCAGACAGAACTGTTTTATCTGAATCTTATGCTGGAACAGTTTTAACTGGAATGACGGGTAACACTGCAATTCAAAAGTTTTTGCTTGTTTTTAGAGGGACTGCTGGATACTGTGAGAATTATGGTAGCGACACTAATTCGCAGATTGAAACAACTTCAGCACCTACAACTCAAGTAATAACTGAGACATCACTTGACGCTTATGCTGATGGGATTCCAATTTCGTTTGCTTTCTTTAAGGGCAGTAGTGGAATTACAGCAACATCACAATTGACGTTTTCAGGCGCAACTTTTATTGAGGGAACAAGCAACGTATATTATTGTGGTTATAAGATTTACAACCAATCAACTACATCAGTAAGCGATAGTATTTCAATGCAAGACCGTGGAACTAACACTATGTCTAGTTTTTTAATTAGAGGGTTTTAAAAATGTTTGCAAAAGTAATTGATGGCGTTGTAGTTCAATCGCCTTGGACTTGGGACGACATGAGGAAAGAAAATCCTGAAGTTCTTTTTCCTAATGCGTATATTGAGAGCGTTCTTGAGGCTTATGGCGGTGTAAAAGTTGTTACTACAACAAAGCCAGAAGATAATTATTTGCAAAGTGCAAAACAAGAAACCCCTCAATTTATTGATGGCGTTTTAACGCAAGTTTGGACTGTTGTAACTGCAACAGAATCTGAAGTTTCTAAACGCACAGAAGAAAAATCAGATGAAGTTCGTGCAACTAGAAATGACCTTTTGGTTAAGTCTGACTACACGCAAGTAACAGATTTTGATGCTCCTGTTGACAAATCATTATGGGCAACTTATCGTCAAGCCTTGCGTGACATTACTTCACAATCAGGCTTCCCTTGGACTATCACTTGGCCTGATGCACCATGACAGAAGAAGTCACTCACGAGCAAATCTACGAAAGACTGCTTGCAGTTGAAACCAAGGTAGATAGTATAGACAAGAACACTAAAGGGCTTGTGGAGGCTTTTGATGCCTTACAGGGTGCTTTTAAAGTTCTTGGTTGGATAGCCTCTGCTGCCAAACCTATTCTATGGGTGGGTGCGCTGATTATGGCTGCTGGTGCTGTATGGCAGACTTGGATTAAAAAATGAAAGATTGGGCTGTGGCTTTTACTACCGCAGTCCTGTTTTGCATTACTGTCATTTGGTGTTTTTACATCATCGTTTGGGCTATGACGTGAAATGGCTTCTGATGCTTTCAATGCTTTTTACATTGGTAGCATCTAGTAAAGAAAAAACTGAATATCGTTGTGTCAGATGGGCATGGACAGGTGATGTTTACAACCGAAAGGTAGTATGCCTTGAGTGGCAAAAGGTTGAGAAAAAATGATTGACCCCATCACAGCACTAGCTGGCATACAGTCAGCAATCAGCATGGTCAAGAAGGCAGCTAATGTTGCCAATGACTTAGGCTCACTTGCACCCATGATTGGCAAACTTTTCGATGCCAAGTCAACTGCTACCAAGGCCATGCTTCAGGCCAAACAGTCTGGCAAAGGTTCCAACATGGGAACAGCCTTGCAGATTGAGATGGCATTAGAACAGGCTAGAGCGTTTGAGGAAGAGCTAAAGATGCTCTTCATGCAGACAGGCAAGATTGATGTCTGGAATAAGATTAAAGCCCGTCAAGCAGAGATGGACTTGGCTGATGCTAAAGAGATAAGCGCATTAAAGAAAGCAGAGAAAGCAGCCAAGCAGAAAGAGCAAGAACAACTAGAAATGGGGCTTCTCATTGGTGGCATTTTCTTTGTCTGTTTTTTACTGTTTGTTGGCATTTATGAGTTGATGGATTTCTGTCAAACAACCAGAAGGTGTGGTCGGTGAATGAGTATCAAAAGACCTTTGACTTGTGCCTAAAGATATTCGTTTACGGATGTGTAGCTTTATACGCTCTTGGATTCCTCAAATTTTTGCCTGATGACTTATCGGACAGAATCGTTAATTTACTGCTAGGTAGAATAGGATTAGGTAAATGAGATATTTATTGTTTCTGTTACTGCTAACTGGTTGCGATGAGAAATATCGTTATTTTTGCCAAAACCCAGACAACTTCCATGCTGAATCTTGTCAAAAACCTAGATGCCAATTCACTCAGACTTGCCCTGAGTATTTGGTTGCCCCAATCTTGGAGAAAAAAATCAATGACGTACAACCAGAAACAAAAGCTAACAACTGAAGAAATTGAGGTTAGGGTCTGGAGTATTGTGGTGCTTGCTGTCACCCTGATTCTTTTCTTTATCGTAATCTCCTTGCTCTATTCTGTCACGTTTGTGACTCAGCCAATCAAGAGTATGGCCCCGATTGACCAAGCCTATACCAAGATGCTGAACGACATTGTTCTGCTTATCGTAGGTGGTATAGGTGGAGTTATTGGCAAACGAGCAATGACTTCTAGGCAACAGCCTCCACAACAGCCAATGTGTCAACCAATGGGTTATGGTCAACAATATGGCTCATCTTATGCGCCTCCGCAATCTGCGTATGGTTTACCAAGTCAACCATTCGGTGCTATGCCTGTTTGGAAGAATCCAGAACTAGATGAGAACTGGACTCCTCCTCCTCCTCCTGATACGCCTCCAGACCACTTGGAAGACGATTATGTTAGAGAAGAAATAGCTAACGCAAGAAAAGAGGCTGAATAATGTTTCCAATTCCTTTGCCTTGGTTAATTATTGGTGTTTTGGTATCTCTCTTTGGTACATACCAAGTAGGACACCACTACGGATGGCTAGAGCGTGATGAAGACATGAAGATAGCCATTGCCCAAAAGAATGATGAGGCTCGTCTAATCGAGCAAAACATGAGTGAGAAACTTAACAAACAATCTGCCAAACTACAGGAAGCCAATGATGCTATCAACAAAAAAACTACTGCTCTTGCTGTTGCCAATCGTGCTGGCAAGTTGCGCCTCTGCCCCTCCAGTAACGTACAAGCCTCCACAAGTTCCTCCATTGCCTCCGCAGATTCAAAAGCAACCAGTCAACCTGACAGACAGACTGACACAGCTTCTGATGCCGAAAGAGCAACCATCGATGCCATTGCAGAAATAGTTGCACAGGGTGATAGAAATACTATTGCACTCAATGCTTGTGTGGACTCATATAACGAAGTAAGGAATCTCTTAAATGGTAAGCCCTGACCAACTTAAAAAGATGCACATTGACCCTGTGTGGGCTGACGCACTTAACGAGACTTTTGAGCGTTTCGATATATCTACACCTGCTAGACAAGCTGCTTTCATTGGGCAATGTGGGCATGAGTGCGCTAACTTTAGAATCCTTGAGGAAAACCTAAACTATCGTGCTGAAACCCTGATGAAGTTGTGGAAGTCTAGGTTTCCAACAATTGAGATAGCTAACGAGTACGCTAGGAATCCTAAGAAGATTGCTAACAAAGTCTATTCTTCTCGTATGGGAAACAGAGATGAGGCTTCTGGGGATGGGTATCGTTTCCGAGGCAGAGGGTGTATCCAGTTGACAGGTCATGCAAATTATTTCCATGCAGGTCAAGCCTGTGGTGAAGACTTTGTAATGAATCCTGACCTTGTAGCTACGCCTAGATACGCTGCTATGACAGCAGGGTGGTTCTGGAACACCCATAAGCTAAACCAATATGCTGATTCCCAAGATTACAAAACTTTAACAAAGAAGATAAATGGTGGGTTTATTGGTCTTGAAGACCGAGTTAAACACATAAATGAAGCCTTACAGGTTTTAACAAGTTAAATATAATTGTCATAAATACTGTATAAGGTGTTGAAATGCCTAACATTCCTACACCAGAACACGCAGAACTGTTCGCACAAAGTGTCAAAAAGTGGCAGCAAGTGCTGAGTTTGGGTGATTGGAGAATTGAGAAGGGCATGAAGCCAGCCAAGGGTGCAATGGCATCTGTTGAGTTTACACCTGCTGCAAGACTTGCTGTTTATCGTTTGGGTGACTTTGGTGCTGAAAAAATCACACCCGAAAGCATCGACATGACTTGTTTGCATGAGTTGCTTCATGTGTTTCTGCACGATTTAATGACTGTGGCACAAGACCCCAAATCATCTCAGGATGAAATTGAAATGCAAGAACATCGGGTTATCAACTTGTTAGAAAAGTTACTGTCTAAGGATTCTCATGGTATCAAGTAATAACATGAATTCTTGTACAGATGAGCAGTTTATGGAACTGTGGGACAAGCATCGGTCTGTTACAAAAATAGCAAAGATTCTAGGCATAACTGAGAGAGCAGTTAATTACCGCAGACGTAGCATGGAAAATATCCATGAGGTCAAATTAGGCGCAAATGACTCTCGTAGTGCTAAATATGATGCTAAAAGACCCAAGTCTTTCTCTCCACTAAAACAAATAAATCTCGGCATACTGGACGGAACAGTTATTGTGTTCTCAGATGCACACTTTATCCCTGCACAGCGTACAACAGCGTTTAAAGGGCTTCTATGGGCTATACAGCAGTTTAAACCCAAGGCGGTGATATGTAATGGAGATGCTTTTGATGGGGCTTCTATCTCTCGCCACGATGTTACTGACCAACCCCAGACTTCTGTTATCCAAGAGTTGAAGGCTTGTCAGGGTGCATTGGGTGAGATAGAGGAAGTTGCTAAAGCAGCAAGGCACAATGTAAAGCTACTGTTTACATGGGGCAACCATGACATTAGGTTTGGCAATCGACTTGCTCAACACGCACCACAATTTAAGGAAGTTCAAGGCTTTAAGCTAACAGACCACATTACCGAGTGGGACTTCTGTTGGGCAGTCTGGGCTACTGAGCAATGTATCATCAAGCACCGATATAAGGGTGGAATTCACGCCACCCATAACAACACCCAAGCGGCAGGGGTCAGCATTTGCACGGGGCATCTGCATTCGTTAAAAGTCACGCCATACAGTGACTATAATGGAATACGCTTCGGCATTGACACCGGAACATTAGCTGAGACTGATGGCCCACAGTTTACCTATGCTGAGATAAACCCAAGTAACCACAGGTCAGGGTTTGCGGTACTAAACTTCTTTAATGGACAGTTGCTATGGCCCGAGTTAGTCCACAAGTTTGATGAGGACATGATTCAGTTCAGAGGCCAAGTGATTGACGTAGGTGCATTTTGAGTGCTTGGCTAATCATTCTGACAGGGGCTATTTACGCCTACATTGCTGGTGAACAACTATGGAAAGATAACCCACACATGGCTATCGTGTACGCAGGGTACGCCTTTTCAAACGTGGGTCTGTACTTGTTGGCTAAGTAGCTACCGCACTCTCCTTAAAGGCTCTTGGTACTTCTCGGGTGGTGGTGGCAGCATCTTCTCACTTGGTGGTGTCCATCCAAACTTTCTCCAAATGGCTTGAACGTCAGACCCAGATGACCACTTAAAGTCTTTGTTTGGCACAGAGGGATAACTAATCTTTGAATAGGGTGGTTTTTCTATCATTGTTTACATTTCATAATTCGTTGATTTCTGCCAAACCTGCCTCGTTTGACACCTGTTACTTCAATTAAATCCTTGTCTAGCAAAGCACGATACCTTGCTGTTATAGAGGAATATGGATAGTTTGGATACATCTCTAGTATCTCATCAGATATACACCCCTCTGGGTGGCTCTTAATAGCCTCGTAGACCATTTTCTCTAGCTTGGTGGTATCAACTAACTGAGCCGCCTGATGGCTTGTTGTGGGGTCTTGGTTTCTGACCAACTTAAATGGTGCTGTACCAAAAAATCTTTCCATTGACTCTTTCATGTTATCGAAAAGGTCTTTCATTATTTTCTCCTTGGGGTGAGGGTACTAACTGCCCGCCTACTAGCTTTCAAAAAAGTAAAAAGCAGCGTTCCCCTCGTTAACTTAAAATGGAATGTCGCTATCGT